GCAAGTGGCGAAATGATGGCCAAATATGCTTCAAAACGAGCCGGAATTGGCCTCGAAGTTGGCAGGATTAGACCGTTAGGTGCCCCTATTCGCAACGGTGAGATCAAGCATACTGGAATGGTTCCTTTCTTAAAAAAATGGTTTGCAGATTTGAGATCTTGCTCACAAGGTGGGATACGCAACGCATCATGCACAGTGACTTTTCCCATCTGGCATTATCAGTTTGAAGATTTAATCGTACTTAAAAACAATCAAGGTACCGACGAAGTGCGTGTTCGTCAGATGGATTACTCTGTGGTTGTTAATGCCATGTTCTGGAATCGTTATAAACGTGGCGAGATGATGACTCTGTTTGATCCGGCCGAAGTTCCTGATCTATACGAAGCCTACTATCGTGACAGCCGAGAATTTGAAACATTATATTTGAAGTATGAGCAAGATAAGACAAAGAAAAAGAAAGTTGTATCGGCGGATGAAATATTCAAAAACGGTATACTTAAAGAACGTACTGACACTGGCCGCATCTATCTTGTCAACATCGATAACGTTATCAACCAGGGCCCTTTTGATACGAAGCTTGACCCAATATATCAATCAAACTTATGCCAAGAGATACTTTTACCCACCCGACCTTTCCAAAGAATTGAAGACCCTGAGGGGCGCATTGCTCTTTGCACACTTGGATCGATAAACTGGGGAGCATTTACCAATCCTCAACAGATGCGTAAGGCTTGCCGTGTATTGGTCCGTAGTCTGAGTAATTTGTTACAGTACCAAGATTTCTTAAGCATTCAAAGCAAGTTAGCCAATGATGACTTTGAACCATTAGGTGTGGGCATTACTAATTTGTCTTACTGGCATGCTCGAAAGAGTTTCAAGTACGGCGAGGCCGATGCATTAGCAGAAGTTAAACGATGGGTGGAACATCAGGCATTTTATCTAACCGAAATGAGTGTAGAACTGGCCCAGGAGCGGGGCCCCTGTAAACGTAGCGAGTACACCTATTATGGTCGGGGAGTGTTTCCGTGGGAGCGCCGCAAAGAAGGCGTTAATGAATTGACAGACTTTACACCTAGCCTAGATTGGGAACCGCTTCGTGCCCGTATGAAACAATACGGTATTCGTAATGCTACCTTAATGGCCGTAGCACCAGTAGAGTCCAGCTCAGTTGTTCTAAACTCCACCAACGGAATTGAAATGCCGATGGAATTGATTTCTGTTAAGGAATCAAAAGCTGGATCGTTTGTACAGGTAGTACCCGAGTACAAACGTCTAAAGAATCGTTATCAGTTGATGTGGAATCAACCAGACTGTATAAACTACTTAAAAACTGCATGTGTCATTGGTGCATATGTTGACCAAAGTTTGAGCACAAATACTTTTTATAGCCCAAAACATTTTACTGACGGTAAAGTACCCGGGACACTGATTGCCAAGAATTTAATGCTGGCCTATAAATGGGGATTAAAAACCGTGTACTACAGTTTGATTGATAAAGTAGGTTCTAAGAATATTTTAAACACCCAAACTGATAGACTTATTACTTCACAACCTGTTACAGTATATGAAGAAATAGAAGAAGACTGCGAATCTTGCAAATTATAAAAATAATATTATGTCAAAACAACAATACGATTTAAAAACAACCACTAACTATCTAAAACGCAAGATGTTTTTAGATGGCGCAGTCACAGTGCAACGATTTGAAGAATATCGTCATCCTAAAATTGCCAAGTTTGAAGAATTGGCTCGTGGGTTCTTTTGGGTGCCGGAAGAGATTAGCCTTACCAAAGATAAGATTGATCATAAAGATGCATCCGATGCGGTCAAACACATCTTTACCAGCAACTTACTACGTCAAACAGCACTGGACAGTATCCAAGGTCGTGCGCCCAATCAGGTGTTCAGTCCGGTTATCAGTCTGCCTGAACTAGAATCTCTAGTCAGCAACTGGAGTTTCTTTGAGACAAATATTCATAGTAAATCATACAGTCATATCATTCGTAATGTATACGGTGTGCCAAAAGAAGAATTCAACAAGATCCACGACACTAAAGAAATCGTAGAGATGGCGGCTAATATTGGTCGCTACTATGAAGATCTACATCAACTTAATTGCCGTAAAGAATTGGGTGAAGAAATTTCTACACACGATCACAAGCGAGCAATTTGGCTAGCATTACACGCCAGCTATGCGCTAGAAGCATTCCGTTTTATGGTTTCATTTGCCACCTCACTGGCCATGGTAGAGAACAAGATTTATATTGGCAATGGTAACATTATCAGTTTGATCCTACAAGATGAATTGTTGCATGCAGAATGGACCGCTTGGATTATTAACAACGTTTACAAAGACGATGCAGACTTTGTACAATTATCAAGCGAGTGTGCCGACGAAGTATACGCCATGTATATGGAAGTTATTGCAGAAGAAAAAGATTGGGCAGAATATTTGTTTAAATTAGGCCCAGTTATTGGTCTCAACGCTAACATTCTAAAAGACTTTGTGGATTATACAGCGTTTACTCGATTAAAAGATATCGGTATCAAGTACGCAGGAGAACATCCTAAGTCTAGTCCTATTCCTTGGTTTAACAAACATGTTAATATCAATAAAAAACAAACTGCTCTCCAAGAGAACGAAAGCACAAACTACGTCATTGGTGTAATGGGCGACACTGTCAGTCACGACGAACTTCCAGAACTATAAGGAAAATAATATGAAAGCTATTGTATGGTCAAAGTATCACTGCCCCTATTGCGATCAGGCCAAAGCCCTGTTGACGCAAAAGGGTATAGAATTTGAAGAAAAGAAAGTTGGTGATGGATATAGTAAAGAAGAATTATTAGAAGCTGTACCAAATGCTCGCACAGTTCCACAGATATTTTTAGATGGTGAACTAATTGGGGGCTTTACTGAATTAAAGGCTCATTTAAATGGATGAAACATTTGACAAATTAAAAGAAGCATTGGCAGGGATATCACCTGCTGATTTTAAATGGAAAGAAGAATACCCTGGGTATGATATTGGTCTATCCGAATCTACAGACAGCATTGCAGATACTATAGATATTTCTACTATCGGCTCGTTGACCACTGCACAGATACCTTCCTTTACTATGAGTAGTTCTCCGTATGCAAATGTAACTGTTAATTCGGCTGGATCTGCTGGATCATATTTGTATAGTAACGGTTCTAGCAGTAGTTGGGCTAATGTAACCCTTGGGTCTCTTGGGGCAACAGGGCCTTCGTCCTCGTTACAGGTCAAAGGTGATGCCGAGTTTGAAGGCAAAGTTAAAATCAACGGTCAAGATCTTGCAGAGTTTATGGACACAATATCCAAGCGGTTGACCATACTTGTACCGGATCCTGAAAAGTTAGAACACTTTGCCGCATTGAAGAAAGCCTACGAGCATTACAAAACACTAGAAGCATTGTGCCAAATGCCAAAGAAGGATGGAGAATAATTCAGCTAAGGGTCGTAACAGTTACGACTCAACCGGCACAGGAGTAATGATTCCTTTTTTTAATAGGAACGTTAGCGAATATCCTACAGAAGCAGGTAGTGTGAAGTTTGAGCTAGTCCCTGTTACCAAACAGAAAGACTTGATGATTAATCATGCTAGGATGTATGCCCAGCAAGAGTATGATCGTATTATGGAATTGGTTGCTGTACTGGAAAAACAGGCACAGCAGATCAAACGCAGATTAGAAGTTACTGATGCTGTCCACGGGGCAGTTTATCAGTTTCAGGTAGTCATGGGCAAGATATATTGGTTAGTATGGGATACTCGAAAGAAGCACACTATACTAACCAGCCATGGACCAAATGACTGGTCAAGTAGTGCTCCAGATGACTACGAATATATAGCACAGGTAAAATATATGGGAGACCATACCTGGTTAGAGATAGATGAAAAAGGAAATTTATGTTAATCGAAAAACCAATCACTAACGGCGATGTCGTTAGTCTTAAAATTGTAAACGGTGATGAGTTGATCGCTCGTTACGAAAGCGAAACTGCTGATGAAATCAAAATCAACAGACCTCTGGCCTTATCAGCAGGTCCACAAGGATTAGGTATGATGCCTTGGATTTTCCTAGGAGATAAAGAAACTATCAGTATTAAAAAATCACATGTGTTTGTCATGGTGCCCAGCAAAAAAGATGCATCTGATCAATACATGCAGGGAACCACTGGTATTGCACTGCGTTAAATACAGCATATAGGAGAATATTATGCCAAGTATAGTAACCATGACCGGCCCTGGTACGGCCACAGTAACAGACGATGCGGCCATAGCCATTACCACAGTATTAACACCTGCGGTTGTAACCGGGTTCACTGCTATTATTGCCCAAATTGGAAATGCTGAAGTTCCGGGCACTGTATTGGCTGAACTAGGGCAAATCAGCTATAATCTTTCTCGTATTGCAGACAGCGACAAGGCCATTGCCAAGGCCCTTAGTGATCTTAATGTGGCTATC